AAATGGCGATGGTTCGTAGGTTGGACAGCGGCAGCGATATGTATTTCTGGCACACAGCACTAACAGGAGCCGATTACTTCTGTAAGATTAACGGTACTGCCGCCGAGAGTAACAGTGATAGCCCTTGGGGTACAGGTAATTGGTCATCCTCTCAATTTATGGTGGACACCGGAGTAGAGAATATCAACGCCAGTGGCGGTACTTATCTTGCGATGTTGTGGCACAGTGTCGCTGGATTTAGTAAGGCATTTTCTTATATCGGGAACGCGAATAATGACGGGACGTATGTTGATCTTGGGTTTGCGCCGAGATTTATATTCGTGTTCAAGGCTTCCGCTGGTGGTGAGAATAAACAATTCTTTACTTGGGATATTGAAACCCATAATGACGGCACTTGCGCTCCGCTAGAGCCAAACACTACAGGTTCAGAGAGCGCGGTCAGTACAAGAGCATTAGACTTCCTTGCAAGAGGGTTTAAGGTCAGAACCAGCAACGATGCCTTAAATACATCAGGTGCTACTTATGTGGGGATGGCATTCGCTGAGTTCCCCTTCGGCGGCGACGGCGTTTCACAAGCACGAGCTAGGTAGAAATGAACACACAACCAGACCGCCATGCTTGCCAACTTGAGGTGTTGAAGATTATGAAAGATAGTGAGAACGGGTTTTTCAAACTGGTCAGACTGTGGCCTGTGCTACTCGCCGTCGTCGCGGTGAGCGGATCGATTTACGTTATGGCTGACAGGGTTGATATCCTCCAAGCAACGACGATAGTGCAAGATGATAAGATTACTAGCAACAAGGGATCGATAATCGAATTGGAAAAACAAACGGGAATTATTGAGTACCGGCTCCAACGTGTTGACGATACGCTGGCCGAACAGCGCAGCGACATTAAAGAAATCTTGAGGGCAGTGAAGAAGCCGTGAAAGATAGACGTAAGGGAGATACTGAGGATGCCTAAACGTACCTTAATTGATATGGTCCAGAACATCATGTCCTCGATGGACTCGGATGCTGTCAACTCTATCTCTGATACTGGAGAGTCCGATCAAATAGCAGACATTATCGAAACAACTTACTTCGACTTGCTTACTAATCGCACTATCCCCGAACACAAAGAGATCTTTGAGTTGGATGCACTCAGTGATGCTACTCGCCCCGCTATGATGGAAGTACCCTCTACCGTAGAAACAATTGAGTGGATCAAGTACGATAGACGACAGAGCTCAACTGATACTAGATTACGCTTCGAAGACATCAAATATAAGACACCCGAAGCTATGTTGGATCTTCTCAATAGTAGAGACTCCACAGATACAACCACGGTGGTTAATATGCCATCCAAGAATACAACGAGCGTTGATCTCCTAGTGAAGAACAATGTCAACCCCTCTTACTGGACAATGTTTGACGACAGATATATCGTGTTTGATGCCTACGACAGTAGTATTGACTCCACTTTGCGACAGAGCAAAACTCAATGCTATGGGCTCAAAGAACCTACATGGACTAAGTCTGATTCGTTTACTCCTGACTTAGATACAGATCTGTTCCCCCTCCTATTGTCCGTATCAAAGGCTGTTGCCTTCGCTACCCTCAAGTCTGCTAATAACCCCGCTATTACCGGGGTTGCTAGAGCACATATTATCCGTACTCAAGCTACCAAACACAAAGCAATGATAGCAAACACCAGTCACCTAGCTTTCCAACCCTCCTTCGGCAGAGCAGGAACTCTAGGCACTAGGCGAAGTGACAGAAGTAGAAGGTCACAATGAATTACAAATTAGCTAGCGGCAAGGAACTTACCATCGGCAGGGAGAACCATACTGGTCTCCTACAGTTTATCCTAGACAAGGAAGGTGGTCAGCTCCCTAAACTCTTAGCTGGTAAGTTTACTAGCCAGAAGTTTGTTGATGAAGCGTACCAACAGTACCGGGCGAAGACATCTGACTCGCGCACTGCTCACCCCCTCAATGAGGCTGATACTGCATTCAGTGGTGGTAAAGACGGAGTTGTTGAAGCCGCCCCTATCGCGGTTAAGAAGGAACGCCCTGTCCTCAAATACAAGAACCCCAAGAAGGATACTACCAAGAAGGACTCCTAGTAGATGGTCGGAGAGATCGACTCAACGAAGGTATTTAACACATTTGTTGCAGGGCTGATCACAGAAGCTGGCCCTCTTACCTTCCCCGAGAACTCAAGTAAAGACGAACTCAACTGTGTCCTGAACAGGAAGGGCAACAGGCGTAGGCGTTTGGGCGTAGACTACGAATCCAGTGGCGCTCTCTCCGCGACCACCTTGACAGATACTGCGGCCCTAGCACAGGCAATTCATACAGAAGTGTGGACGTCTGTGGCTGGTAGTGGCTCCCGTAACTTCCTAGTCCTACAGATTGATACTACTCTCCATTTCTACGATCTAGCTACCTCTCCTCTCAGCAGTGGTAAGAAAGGGTTTACCCAAAGTATTAATAGCTTTGGTGCTAGTGGGGCAACTGACCTAGGTTCCGAGCCTGTCAACATAGTATCAGGGCGGGGACTGATGTTTGTTGCGTCTTCCAAGCTGGAGCCTTTCTATATTGAGTATGATGCTGGTGATGACTCTATCGCCGCCACTCAAATTAGTCTGGAGATACGAGACTTCGATGGCTTAGTAGAGAGCCCTGCTATCACCAATGATAACGAGCCTGCTACTCTCTCTACTACCCACGAATACAACCTGAAGAACCAAGGATGGAACTCCCCCGGAGCAGGGGTTAACAGCCCTATAACAGATTTCTTCTCCAGTAAGGCTGTTTACCCTCCTAACTCTAAACAGTGGTGGGCTGGCAAGGACTCCAACGATAGCTTCGATGCTACTCTCTTAACCAAGTTTGACGCTGGTAACACCCTAGCCCCCCGGGGGCACTACCTCCTTAATCCCTTCTACAAGGATAGGACTGCCGCTTCAGGAGTCTCTGGTATTAACGTTGAGTCTGAGAGTAAGAGGCCAGAAGTACTAGCCTTCTTTGCGGGGCGTGTATGGTACATGGGTGTTGACTCCTCAAAGATTAACGGTCACATCTACTTTAGTCAGGTGTTGTTAACAGCAGCCCACTCAGGACGGTGTCACCAAGAAGCAGACCCTTCCTCCGAAGACTTAGCAGAGCTAATTGATTCTGACGGCGGTGTTGTTGTTATTCCTGAAATAGGGAAGATTAGGGGGGCTATCGTAAAGGACCGCTTCCTAATTATATTCGCAAGTAATGGGGTCTGGGCTGTCTCTGGCGGGGGCACGGATGGGTTCAAAGCCACCGACTTCCAAGTTCAAGAAGTTACCAGTGTTGGTGTAACCGGAGAACATACTATCGTCAGGACAGAAGCCTATCCTATGTGGTGGTCTGAGCAGGGTATCTACACCATTCAGATAGATCAAATAAGTGGCGCACTTATTGCTCAGTCTATGACACAGCAGACAATTGAGACGTTCTACCAAGATGATATTCCCTCGATATCTAAGACGTATGCTAGGGGGGCCTTTGATGAAGCCAGTAAGAAGATCTACTGGCTATACAACACGGTAGCCCCCACCAATGATGCAGATCGCTGGAGATTTAATGCTGTTCTTATTTTTGATACTTCTTTAGGCGCGTTCTACCCGTGGAAGATCTCAGACTTAACAAATGATAGTCCTTACGTCTTTGACGTCTTCAACTTGCAAGCAATTCAAGCGACAGAGCGGATAGAGAATGTGATCGACAGTAGCGGAAATACTGTGATCAATGTTGCTACAGATAATATCGTAACCAATGTATCCACTATTGCTGGTAACACTACTTTCCTCAAGTTCATAGCTATTGTGCCCAACAGCGGTGACACCACCAATACATGGGTGTTCTGTGAGTTCAACAATGGTGACTTCGTAGATTGGGAAACCAATGATAGCACTGGCATCACTTATAATAGCTACTGGGAGATGGGATACGAGCTATTCGGCTCCTTAACTAAGAAGCAGGTTCCGTACGTACAACTGTTCTTCAACAAGACAGAGACAGGCACTGCTGGTGGTGTCCTTACTGCTCCTTCTAGTCTCTTCATGCAATCTAAGTGGGATTGGACTAGTTCAGGGGATACAGGGCGGTGGTCTGCGTTGAAGCAGGTGTACCGTCTCAAGCGTGAGTTCGATAGCGGCATAGTAACAGATGAGCGTCCCGGAGAGGATGTCATTGTCAGCGAAGAGAAAGTAAGAGGACACGGTAAAGCGTTCCAGTTACGATTTGAATCAGAAGCTGGAAAGGATTTCGACGTGGCAGGGTGGCAAGTCTTCGTCGATCAACAGACTAATGTCTAATTATACATTTACGGAAGAGCCGTTTTCAAAAGAAGTCTACGATGAAATGTATCCTCTTCTTGAGGAACACTGGGCAGAAATAGCAACAGACAAGACAGTAAAACTAGACCCTGATTTTGATAATTACCAATTACTACAGAATACTGGGCATTTACATATGCTATTCTGTAGGAATGCATTAAATCAAATCATAGGGTATATGGTTACTTTTCTAATACCACATATGCATTATAAGAATACGCGCTATGCACAGAATGACTTGATTTACATACATCCGGATCATCGTAGGGGAAGCCTTGGAGCACGGATGTTAAGGGTATTCGAAGAACATATGAAAGAAAAAGAAGTAGATGTAATTCAGATGCATGTTAAGGTAGCTTTTGAGTTTGGGGCTATGTTAACTCGAGTTGGATTTATGCATGAAGAAAATATCTACCGAAAGAAGATAGGAGACTAAAATGGCAGGTTGGGCAGCAGTCGCCGTAGCTGTAGTTGGGGCCGCTGTACAGTATCAGGGCCAAAGGAAAGCTGCAAAAGCTGCCAGCCGTAGAGCTGCCGCTGCTGCTGCTGCGCGCAGACGAGCCGAAGCTCTCCAGAAACGCCGTGATGATGTCATTGCTGCCCGTCAGAGACGCCGGAGTGCTGCTGAGGCAAGGAGGTTCCGAGGCCGTGCTGTCAACCTTGCTGCAAATCGTGGTATGGGTGGGGCTGTAGGGGCTCAGGGCTCCACTATCCCCGGTGTGACTGGTAATATTACTCAACAGCTTAATGCTAACAATGCCTTTGTCAACCGAGTTACTTCCATCAACGCTGGTATCAGGGGCGCTCAGACAGATGCCATTAATATTGCTTCCCAGCCCATCACTGCTGGTACGGGGCTGATGGCTTTTGGTGGGCTGTTAAAATCTCAAGCCTCTAATATTGGTTCAGCCTTTGGCGGGGTGAATTGGGGCGGGACTGGTACCAGCGAGCTGGACGCCGTCCGGTGATCTTGGACTACAATACAGAACGACTGCATTTACATAATGGCCAACAACGAATTTAACCCTGAGGAACCTGACCTGCCCGTCTTCGAACCAGACGGCGGTCTAGGTCTGCCTAACAACCAAGAAGTAGAAGTATTC